AGCCGCTTTAACAATGGAATTCAATAAAGGAAATCCTAGGTTGCCTTCATTGTTTAATTTTTCCATTCTAGATAATCTTTTTTTAGATTCTTGAGAAGCCTTATAATCCTTTTTAATTTCATCATAAACAGGCTTAGTTTCTTTATCTATTTCCATTTGTTGTTTATGAGATAACTTTTGTTCTTCGGCTCTTTGTTTAGCTGTAGGTTGTTTTAATACCTCTGATCCTTTAGGCGAAGGTTTTTGTGGAGACAGTTGAGGCTTTCTTTCAGTTCTTTCAGGAACAATCGGCTGCACTTCTCTTTCATTATTAAAAGAAGGTGGTTGTGAATTTTGATTATATAAATTCGCTAAATTATTAGGTTGTTGATTGAATTGATCATTTTCAGAAGATGATAGTCTTTGTAACATATCAGCTTCTTGAGGTGCTTGATTTGTAAAAATATCAGATTCTGGAGCTGTATTATTTAATCTTTCAAAATAATTTTTTAAAAATATTCCTTGTACGCTTGGAGATTGAAAAGATAAGGCAGTGGCTAAATCATTAGGTATGCCTGCATCTTCAAATGACTTGGCAGCTCTTTGTTGATTAATATTTTTATTCATATTTCTAATACGTTCACTTGCAAGTTGTTGCAATCCTGTTGACAACCCTTGACCTAATCCTTGACCAAATAATTCGCCAATATTCTGCTTACCTTGAAGAACTTTAACCATCTTTTCTCCTTAGAATCCACCTTGGCCAAATTGACTTGCAAAGTTTTGACCACCAAAATTACTACCTCCTAAACCACCACTTAATGCAAAAGCTGGATTAGAAAGTTGCCCTGATTTACCACCCGAGCTTCCTAATAACATATTTAACAACCCCATCAAAGCACCGCCTGAACCTCCTCCAGCAAATAATGAAGGTAACTGCCCTAATCCATAACCAAGGCCTCCAGAAAATGCACCTAATGCTCCTTGTTGACCTGGTAAAAATACATTTTCAAAAGAAGGTTGCTGAGAATGACCTAAAAGAAGTTTTAATAGACCTTGATCCTGTTGTCGGTTTTGCATGTTAAATAATTGTTGTTGACCTGCCAAATTCGCCTCCAGACCAGTTCCAGCTGAACCCAATGCTCCCTGAAATGCACTGGAACGTTGTCCACCTTGCCCTCCTGTCATTGCAGTAAATCTCTCACTTAATGAGGGTATTGTACTTGTTTGAAATTGCGTTCTAGCCTGCTGAGCCAAAGGAGCAAAATCTGGTCGATTGCTAAGTAAATTTTGCAATAAAGGTGCTATTTGATTCCCCAATTGAGATTGAATATCTATTTGTTGTGGATTTCTGGTAGGCAACTGTTTAAATTGATTTTCGGAGCCAGTAAAAAAGTTTGCCATCACTCACCTTTCAGGTTTTGTATTTTTTCAAGAACCTGATTGATCATATCAGCGTTCTTTTCATTTCTTAAGGATAATATTTCTCTTTCCATTGTTTCAATATCTATCATATTTTCATTGTATAGATCTTCAACCAACTGCTTAATTGCTTCTATCATTACATGTGCATAATAAGTCTTACATTTAAAAGGACAATCTACATGATTATCAATTTTGCATGCTCCATTAAGTCTAGCAATTCTATCATTTGGAGAGTTCCAATCTGAACTTTTGACTGACCCACATGTTCCATCTGACATAGCATTACAATTAACAACAAATAACAATGAAAATAAAAGCTTCTTCATTAAACACCTTAAAAATAAGTTAAATTCAAACTACAATCATCTTAGATCATGTTTCATTGGTTGTTAAGTATAATTGTAATGATTGCTGTAGCCGTTGAAGATAGGGCAGTTAGCAATGCAATCTTAAGCTTTGTACTTGAATTACAACATTTGTTTTTATTAGCTAATTCTTTTTCAAGTTCTTTGTTTTTAAATGCTTGGTGAATAGAAGCAGACACTACTCTTCTTATAACTTCCTGAACTTCTGGATCATTAATATCTAAAACAATATTGCGTTCTTCTACATTGACTGGAGTAAATACTTCGTCTATTTCTTCAACTTTTTTTCTATTAGCACCCCAAACTGGACTTTGTGGTTCGTGTTCTTCTTTTTTTTCTCTACCTTCATCGACATCAAATTTAATTCCTAATTCTAGAGCAGAACAACTATAAGACATACATAAAAGAAAAAATAACTTCTTCATATATCTCCTAGAACTTTAAGATCTCTATCACTACATAGCATAAATTATAATTAGATCTATCGATTGCACCTGTTCTGATGTTAACATTAACTGCATCTAAATCTAATTGTATATTTTGATTTAATGTAGACGATGCAAAAGGTATAGGTATATAAGTTAATCCAGTTGTATCTGAAGCAGCTGCGTATATTCTTGTAGCTGAGAATGCAAAATTAAAAGGTATATTATGAGGTACTGATTTAACAGGATTAATGGTTCCATTTGGCAAAGCTCCAAAATTTACAACTGTCCTAAATACAGGTCTTTGTGTTGGGTTAGTTTGCGTAGAAGAATTGTTTGCTGGATTAGCAAAGTATTGTTGTCCATTAACAAATTCATATTGAGTGTTGTAGAATCCAATATCGGCAACATTAAGTACATTGGCCATTAAGTTTAAGTTCTGATACATACGTATAAATAATTCTTTAAGAATTGGATCTATATTCTGCGGAATAGTACTGGGATCCCAGACACTAGTTGTAGGTATCTTTGCACTATATTGTCCTGACGTTGCCATATTACTCCAATCTTTGACTTGTTGGTTGGGTGTATAAAATGAAAGCCTGAAGTTGGAAATCACATAAGGTGACATTAGGATTAATCATTTGTTCATCAGTAAAGAACAGAGCAAGCTGAATAGATTCGCCAGTTGTTTGGAAGTATACTGGATGCCATAATATTTCTTGTGAAGCTTCTAATGGATATAAGGCATATGGTGATGTTTCCAGAACGCCTGTTCCTAATAAGGCACCTGAAGCTGCACCTTGATCCAACATTGAAACAGTTGATGAAGATGGATAATAATCTACAGTTATTGCACCGGCTTCTGTTCTTGTTACAGAAAAATCAACCTTGTACAAATATAAACTTCTATCTTTATTGAAGTATGGATTGATCCACTTTGTTTCCATTTGTATGTTAGAAACACGGGTTCCGGTTCCTCCTCCATAATAAGTATTAGCTAAAAGGGCACCATACGTATTGATAGTTATATTATTCGCATCAACAACAGTTGCTACCGGGAAAGTTGTTCCATTCATAAATAGCATTGTTGCTGCATCTGCTACTATATTTTCTGTTAAGATGTAATCAGTGTTACTATAATTTGTTGGGTTAGCAGTAAAGTTATGATTTATAATAGTTAATGTAATAATTCCTGTTCCGTCATTTACCAAGTTAGTTATCTGCATTGCAGGTGCATTTCTTGCTACGTCTGCTCCGATAATAACTACATAGCCTTCAGGAGTTCCTGCTAAAATTTGTCTCTTATTGGCTTCAACTATGTTATCGTTCCATGCAAAGTTAGATTCTTGCCAAGTTAATGGAATTGAACTAGCCCAAGTCATATCTATAGATTGTTCGAAATAGCCAAATGTAGTATAGCAATCATCAAATAATGCCCATGAACCAGTCTTATAGTTATAGACTAAGATTTGATTATCAAAGTTCTGAAACTCTGTGACTGCTGTATTCTGGAATATCCAGTAAACAAGCTCAGTATAATAATCTCTTATTCCACATATTCTTAAAGTGGCACTTCCACTTGTCTTAAAATCATTAAATACTTCGTATGGGATTTTTTGATCTATTCTATCTACGTTACTTCCGTTACAAGCATGGATCCCAGTATTTCCAGTGACCATAACTTGAGTGTCAAATGGAACTGAACTAAAGGTTCCTTGAGATCCTAACTCAGTGTTAAGCTTCTGCCATATAAAAGGAAGTATTTCGTTACCAGTATATGCAAGTTCCCAAGTTGATCTTTCAAAATACACAATAAGTCTATCTTTTATAAATTCTGCACTAACAATTTGTTCATCCGTAGCAGCATCTATGAATCCACCACCGTCTGCATTAACTACACCAGTTGCAAATGGATTATAAGTTTGATTTTGTTCAAGCCATGCATTGGTAGCAAATGGACTTCCATTATGTGAATATCTACATCTTGCTGGAAATGCTGTATTTGTTGAAGTTGCATATGTAGCTGGCGTAACTCCAGCCATAGCGGTTGCTCCGTTAGCGTTATTTTCAATGGTATTCAGCAAGATTAAACGATTTTTAAATGGGAGTATTATTCTACATTGCTGAACATAGTTTGCTATAATTTGATTATTACCAGTAGTTGTGCGTGTTACTGTAATTGGTTGTAAGTTTGCTGGATTTTGAACCACATCAGGTGAATAACTGAAAGGTGTCCATGCGTTTACACCATTTGCCTGACTAAATGTCCAAATAGGATCATCTGTAAGAGCTCCTAATCCTGTACCTTGAGGAGCTGGTACGTTTACTAAGTAATCATTCGTTACAAATAGGGTTTCACTTGAGCTTGTTATGCCTGTCCAATTGGTTGCCCAAAAATAGTTATTATTTGCTCCGTGAAATAATGGTCGTGCTGGTACACCAGCGTCTACTGATCTGGACCAGCCATTTGTATAAACATAAGCAAATTCTTGATCAAAAGCATAACTTGGATGATTATTAATTGCTCCAATTTCATATTGGGTTAATCCCATAACTGGCAATGCGGGATACCAATAAATTGGAGTTGCTCCTGCTAAACCTGTACCTGCTATGGTAAATGCACCGTTTGTTGTGCTAAATGTCATATTACCCGCTGATGGCAAATTGGTTGCTATATCGGCACCTAAAGTTGGTTGCAATACGCCTGCTGTTATAACTGTAAATACCTGGCTGCCTGCTGAGAACATAGAACCTATAGGAAATATTAAGCCTGGCACGGGACTAATGGGAGCACCGACTGTTCCAACCTGAACTCTTAACCTTGTTAATAATTGATTCCCTTCACCCATCCATATAGAGCCAAAACGTTTTCTAACACGGCCCCTAAATACATAACAATTTTGCAATAAAGTAAAAGCATCATCTGCTATCAAAAATGGCTTTAGATCTCTTTCTAGACCTGTATTTATTGGACCAACAAGAAATCTATCAAATGCCATATTAGTATCCTATTACGCAATAATATACATTGGCAGCTACATAAGTATTTATAGCTACTCCTCTATTTATGACAGTTATTGCTACAGTGCTTAATGCAGAAATCTGAGATGAATAATTTGCTCCTCCTGAATTTCCATTTCCAAGCCAAGCAGCAAAAAATCTTGTAAATGGCACAGTATTATCAAAATTGTCCATTCCACCCGCTGCTAGATTTGGTACAGCCACTAATCCCCATTTCATAATTAGACCTGAGGGCAAATAGGTCCATCCTTTAAGGCCATTTACCGGAGCAACAGCAGTACTTAAAATTGACTTTGTAAATGGTATCTGAACAGGACCAGCTTGATTATTTTTGTTTACAAATAACTCATTAACACCTGCTACAGCAGAAGAATAGAAGGCATTACTATTAGCAAACACTGAGCCTGCTGGCGGATTATTACCAGCGTTTAAAAATAAATAGTTAAAACCTGCACCTGGGGCAGTATTTATTCCTGAACTATTATTTATTCCTGGAATACCACCTATAGCACCTAAGATCTGAAAATTCCCGTTAATATCACCTTGTGATCTAGATAATTGATCGGGAGCTAACGGAATATTATTTTGATAAGGCATTTACTCTCCTATTGGTAACCTGATCCATAACCCCATGTCCAACCACCACCTAAACCATTGTTTTCAGTGTAAATAGTAGCCGTTCTGGTATTTGTATATTGAACTATAGTTCTACGCAAACATAATCTTTCTTGTACTTTAAATTCAGGCATAATTAAATTAACTGAATCTAGATCCATTTTATCCTGCAGAACCTTAATGGCTGCTCCATAAGCAATGTATTGCCAGTATTCATCAAGATTTGGTACATCACCTGCTAATATTAATTGGGTTGGTCTTACAAAAACTTCAAAGTTAACTGCATAAGTCTGATCCGGAACTGGTCTCACTGTAAATTGATTATTATGAAACATTAGAGATTGAGGTAATGCATATTGTTGTGGAACTGTCTGACTATTAATTGGAGTTCCTGCCAAAGTATTCATTGAGAAATTAATAGTAAATACACCAGTTAAATAATTTATATTATTGTTTGGATCAACTACCGTTGGAGGATTAACTAATGCTGTTCTATAAGCCAATGAGTTTGGATCATAAAGATTACCTATATTAAGTTTAAATCCTGTTCCTCCATCAACTACCGGTACATCTACTAGAGCCATACCTTCTGCTTCACCTGTACCTGGTGTACCTATACCTGAAAACAAAACATTACTTTGTAATAAGCCTATATTCTGCATGGTTCCAGGTGGCACTATAGATTGTTGAGTATTTATTACTCCTATGAAAGGACCAGCGGTACCATTTCCTGTTACACCTATAGAAGAAATACTATTAATTATGGGATATATGCCAAAGAATTGTTGTCTATCTTGTGTATATAACGCAGGGAAACCAGCAATATATACTGGCTCATGTACAGTTAAATACAAGTTTTGAAAGTTATATAAAATATTGTTGGTCGCCCCTGCGAAGGACAAAATGTTAGTGTCGTAAACATCTTGACCTGGGTTAGTGTAAAAGGAGAACGGTTTCAGTAAGTTAAAAGTTCTTAATTGCTCTGGAAAATCATAAAGAATGAATGTATTTATATAGTTATCTAAATCTGCTTGAGATAATTGAGCAGTGCTTGGTAGTCGTGTAAGTAACCTAACCTTTTTTTCTATATCCGCTAAGGTTGCTGGCATTCTATCTCCTAATCTTTTTTATATTCCTAGTTATACTAAGAGGAATGTTCGAAATCAATAGAAGGAATAAAATGAAAAGAAGAAGAATAAATAGTGGTGCTAATTCTGTATTTCGAAAAAAAAAGACAACCGCTGCCGGTTCATATCAAATACCAATATGTGGACATTGCAAACTCAATATACTTACCAAAAAATTCACATCTAGATATAAGGGAGATTTAGCTATCTGTAGATGCAATTATCCAAAAATTAGATAGGAGAAGTTTAATGGAACTTTCAAAAGCAATTCAAATGTATAATGAACTTTTGGATTATTATTTTAGTGGAACACTCTTGGATCAAGATTCTAGAGATCGCCTATCTCAGAAAATAACTTTACTTAAAGGTTATATTGATACTATGAACCTAAGCAATATAGCTGATTATGTATTAGATATTTCAACAGGAATAGAAGATATTACAGGTAATCTAACTTTAATTGAAGACAATATAAATAAAATACAGACCGAAATGGATTAATTTTAAAGATAAATTCCTAATAAGGTAAAACGTTATTTACAGCACCAGTAATCTGACCATTAATCTCTGCAAAAGGAACACTTTGTGAATATTGCGAAGTTAATGGATATGCCACAGGAAAAGAAAAAGTATCATACATTGTAGTATCTATAGCTATTGTAAACTGAGTAGGACTAACGACTGTTATTGGTGCAAACTGTTGATTAATTTGACCCATTCCATATCCAGGAGCAATATCTATTCTAATTATTAAACCATCTATGTATTGGTGATTTCCCGGATTAACACCATCGAGTGTGGTGGTAACCAATGCCGGGTTGGCATTGGTTATACTTAGTATTCCACACATTTTTGGTTGATAAGTAGGAAATGGTTGGGCTACGATCATACTGATCTTCCTGGATAATATACAGCAGTATTAACTCTTTCACCGGAAATATCTCTTATATCATCATAATCACTAAATTCCATACTTTGGAAACTCATTCTAGGTATCTTCTTTGTAACCTGTTGAAGATCTTGTCCTTCAGTTCTTCTATAAGAATATTCAGGATACCAGCAATTATCTGTTAAATGTTTTGCTACTCCTAATGGAATAGTATGAACTTCTCCATCTGTCATTTTGTACCATTCCATTGGATCGGCAGCATATTTCTTAAATGGAAATTGGATCATGCCGCCTGGGCATTCATGAAAATGATATTTTCCTCTAACAAGAGTACGATCCTTTATTCTCATTTTCTCTATTTCTTCAGGAGTTAGTTTTTTACCTGTTGATTGCTTAGGGGTCAAATTTTTTGGTGATGACATATTTATTCCTTTAATTAAAAGGGAGAGGGGGTCATTACATTCCTCTCCCATAAGTCCATTAATTACTTAGAGTCCGCCAAGTGATGATTTACCAGCTACCCAGTAAACTGTATCACCTGTAGCAACGTTACCAGCAGACCAAGATATAGCACCAGAAGGTCCTAATATCGGTGTGGTTAGAGCATTTCCATTTCCACCATTGCCTAGCAACATTCCAAGAAACCCAGTGTTAACTGTAGAATCTGAAAGTACGCCAACGTTAGTGCTGTAGATTTGCTGACCTTGATATATCGGTGTTTGAGGCTGAAGTGACATTAATGCACTTGCAGAATCTTCACCAACCGGATTAACTTCAGGGAATGAACTTGGCTGTTGTGATATTGTTGGCCAAGTAAATGTTGTAAATGCAGTTGTATCGATATTAATTGTGAAATTATAATCATCAACTACTGTTACAACAGTTGCGGTTTGATAGTTATTAAATACAGTAGAATTCAATTGAACCATTCCAGACACTGCAGGAATTTCGAATCTTACTGCTTGACCAGCTACATATCTATGAGCAACAGATGTAGATACTTGAGCATTAACTGCCTTTGTAATATTAACTACATATCTGCGTCTTGGATAAAATAGTCCGTCAGTATTAACTAATCTATAGAATCCTGCACCACCAATTGCTCCTGGAGCATTAGCTAGAGGATTAGATGCTGTCAATAATGTAAAGCTGGTATTTGCAGTAACTGCACCAACTACAAAATCAACACCATTAACATCTGTTTGAGCTGTATTGCTTAAACGAACAACTGACCCAACTATAACGCCTGCTGTATTTCCTGTGGAAACAACTGGTCTTGTTACGTTAGTAGAAGCTGTTGTTGCAACCGCATTACCTAATAGAGGTAAAGCACCTGCACTTTGTCCAGATGGATCATAAAGTGTGAAACCACCTGAAACTAATGTGTCACCATCAAGTACGTTAGATGCTGCACCATAATATTTAACTATACCTGTTCCTGGAGCCATGCCACGTTGCCAGTAGAATTCTACACCTACTGAAGCGTTAGCTGTTCCATTGAAATACGCACCGGTTGTTCCAACTGTGCCATATCTTGTATAGTTCCATACTGATAGCCAATCAACATTGCTTGGTATTACTATAAGTTGGGCATTTGCCTGACCAATAGAAGCATTACCTGCATTAGGATTTGATAATCCAGTTGAGTTAGCTATAAATGAACCTTGACATAATATTGTACCATCCATGGGCTATCTCCTTATGAGTGTGTGCATCTTGAGTTAAGTACCCATAGATCATTTGTGATTCTAGGTACAAAAGCTGCTTTCCAACCAACAGACGCATTAAGAGCCAATGGACCATCATAGATAGGTGGTCGATAGATGAAGGAAGCGGAGTATCCGTCTTGCTGTATTATGGCATAAGCTTCCATTCCGACTACCATGTTGTTATACACGGTATTGCCTAAAGATGATGCATTAGGGCTGATTGAACCTATGCTAGATACCAAGATTCTGAGGTTGCTAATTGCACCCCATTCTGATGGCAGAGCATTGGTAGGTGCTGCATATTGTGCTTTAGCTACAAAACCTGCTACGGCTTCAAAGTCACCGATAAGGCCTGTAGATGCTAGCATGAAATAAGCATCACGAATTGGTGATGTTGCATATTTATCTTCACCTTCAATGTTGTCCATAATTGTTTGTGCATTGTTATTTTTCAATGTCGCAATCAATAGATCAACATCAGAACGTGTTAATTCAGTAGGAACGTCACCATTTACGCCACCTGTACAGTTTATGAAAGCAGCTGTAGCCGCTAACATATCACGTGTCAATTGATCTTCTGTTTGACGAAGACATACACCTAAACGTGCTGCTGCTTCGTTAAGAACCATTCTGTTACTTTTATGACCTATTTCTAGGCGGAGAAACCTCTTCGGATCTCTCTCTCTGTCTTTCGATCAGAGGTCAGACTATCGCATCCCAAATGGGCTTTCTCATTTAGTCGTTCAGCGTGGACTTTCTTTTCGTTTAATGTTATGCTGTTGTAAACGAAAGGGTCATCATGGCAAAAACCGTTCAATTTAAAACTAATCATTCTATTGCCGAAATAGCCTATCTTGCTGGTATTGTAGATGGTGAAGGTTGTTTTTATATCGGCCGAGTTAAACAAGGCAAATATGGTAATGGCTATCAATGGCACACACTTCTTAAAGTAACCAGTTGTGATGTAGAATTGATTATATGGCTTGAACAAATTTTTGGCGGTCATAAAGATTCGCGTTATAGATGGACTAGTAAAAAAGCTTTTACGCGTCCAGTTTATAATTGGCAAGCTACAGGTCCTATGTTGGACTATATTTTGCCGCTTATTCAACCTTATCTCATCATTAAATCTGAACAATGTGCTATTATGAAAGTTTATCGCACTACCTGTAAAAATATTGGAAGTAAACGACTTTCTGAAGATGTGATTACTCAGCGTAATGTTTGTTTGTTTATGATGAGAAAAGCTAACTCGCGTTTCCATAATCATGCCCTTAAAAATCCTTCGCCCTTGTCACCATAGCTATTGCTGTAGGTTTCCAAGTCAATTAGAGAAAGTTTAGAGACCCCATTCATTTTAGGGTCTTGGTTTTGTAGTGTAACTTGTTCATTTAACTGAATATATGTTCCATAAAAGGAGATCTTAGCATCAATGTCCAACGCTGTTAGATTTTGAGCTGGAGGTGTGATACCAGAATTTCCAAGTGGAACCATTGCTGTGTTTAATGGATTATATCTTCTCATTCTTAGTGTTGTACCACCGTTTCTAGGCATCTGCTTTTTCATAGCAGGTATGCGATAGATAAAATCAGGCACTGGAACACTTAAGAGTTTGTAGCTAAAACTAGCTTGAATAGGTGCTGGCAAAGTACTTGTCGTAGTTATCGCCATATCTATTCTCCTTAAGATAAGAAAAATGATTTATAACGATAAGATGACGAATCTTAAAACAGATTTTACGTCCTTTTTTGAAGTAGACGAGCCTTCATTACGTCTAAATTTAGAAGTTAGCGATGCTTCATATTACGCTACAAATAGATATACTAATATTTATTTTCAAAAGCAATAGTACTAAGGAGTATCTTATGATTTCAGATTACAAAGACAAAGAAATAATATACGAACGTTTAATTAATAAAGTAATAGAAGATGAAGAAGCTATTACAGAAAAAGATAAGTTAAAAATGAATGTACTAAAAGACTGGCTTATTATAAGAAACTTATGTGGAATGCATGATTATCTAAGTGATATGAAAGATTATACTGAATTGATTAATGATAAACTTATAGATATGAATTCTAACTTTAAAAACCTTTCAGAATCATTACCTGATGTATTAGATGATATTCGCATTGCTATCAAAAGCTTAAAGAAATCTAAAGAAGATTAAAAATTGTGCCCGTAGATTAAGAAAAATTATAAAAAATGTACCTAAATCAAAAACGGAGAGCTCAAAATAAACATATTAAATCATAAAAAAATATACTTTAATCCACGGGCACAGTCGAGCGTACTAAAAGCGACGGAAGAGATCAATAATTTCTTCTAGCTGCCTGCATCTCTTTATATAGCTGATCTTTTAACTCAGGGGTCAATCCATTAGCAAAAGCATTGGCCTGAGATAAGGCAGATTCTCCCTGCTGAGGATTTATACTAACCATTGGTTTTGGCTTTACTGCATTAGTCTGTATTCGTTTTATATCAGATTCATAATTTGCTTCAGGTTTCAATCCCAAGTTCTTAATAATATTATAAGCTGTAACTCCAGCTGCATAAATATCCTGAGTTGAATTCAAAGTTTGAGCTATTTCAGGCTGAAGAACCTGTAACATTTCTATAGTTTCTTGGTTTACTACCTGTTCAAAGTCATTAAACTTTGCCTTTAAACGTAATTTAGAATTTTCATTGTAAGATTGCTGTTGTTGTCTTAATAATTGTTGTTTTAATTGCTGTAATTCATCATCAAGTTCATTAACATGACTTAC